TATGCTCGTACTCGCCTACCGTACAGGCACTAGCCCGTACATGTAGCCCGTCAAGAGAAGTCCCTTCAAACTCGATGTTGTAGATGGTAGGTTCCGGACGAAATCCCATTTTGCAAATCCTAACTGCATACGCGGTGATTGATTCAGGTAAAGTGATTGGTCAGGCGTGCAAAGTCCATGTTGGAATGTTTCCGTCCGCTAGTGACCCTGGCACCTGCCAGGTAAGCTCCCCCGTGTTCGCGCGAGTGATCTGGTAATCGGTCAGCCAGTTGTTCACCACCAGAGCGGGCATTCCGGTAGTAGTGCCGATCGGGTCAATCTCAACCGACCGGATAACGGAGGTACTAGTGACAGTCGCGAACACACTATGGGACATATTGGCGGCCGTGTTGAATACCCCGTTGAGAGTGACGGTGTAATCCTGTAGCAGCAGGATTAGCTGGTTCGCGTACTGGTCAACGCCGGTGACATCCTGCGTCGCTCGTGGGGTAGTGAAGCTGTAGTTTGTGACATCATCCGAGATAGTCCGGACGACGCTCGTTGCATCAGCGATGAGTACCGCAGACCCAAGTCCACCTGTTTTTGCCATGATCTATCCTCTCCTGACCATTTGTGATATTCCATCCTGGTGAGACGCGAAGTCATCTACCCAGTCTTCTGCACGTACGTGAACCCTCTTCGGAGTCTGGCGGGGATTCCCTCTCCAGTCCCCTCCGGTAACCACGAACAAAGCTGGCTTCCCGATAAGCGTCCTGTGCTCACTCTGCTTCCAGCATGTATTGCCCGGGCCATATATGAACTTGAATAGCGTATCGGATACCCGCTGCATACTGTATGACCTGGTCTTGTCATGCGTGATGAAGTCGTAATGCCATTTGCCCATTTCAGTACTAGTGTCGATTGTGGTGACGAACCCGGTCAGGTAATCGACACAGTAAACTTCCTCGCAGGTAGCTACTCGCCAATGTGTTGGCAGAGGCTGACGCATAGAGTAAGTCTTGAAGTTTTCCGGGCCAGCCTTCGGGGCGATCCTCTGTAGGGGAACAGCCCCTCTCATCCTGCTCATCAGAATATCACCCCGGCAATCGGGTTGCGGTTGAATACTACGGCGAACTGTGCATATGTGAAGGTACCAGTTGTAGCAACCTTCAGGAACTCGTTCACCGTAGCATTATTTGCGGTAGACCCTCGGACGGCACCGATGCTTGTCTGACTCCCGAAGTCGATAAGAGTGGTGTATGTGCCTCCGGAAGTAGTGCTGTGCGTAACTGTTACGTCCACATTGGTGCCTATCAGCTCTACTAGCTGAAGGTATGCCTGGGCACCGAACAGAGTGGCCGCTCCATCGTCTCTTACAGGCCCTACGGTAGGAGCGGTATCAATACGTAGGCCAGGGGTAAGCTGGTATCCCCATTCGACTCCATACCCGTCAGCAACAAGGTCTACCTTGAATGTAAGATCCCCCGTCGTATCGCGAGTAGGGTCATAGTCAGTCTGATGGCTGACCATACAGCAAGCTACATTCCCTATCGCGGCTCCACGAATGTAGGAGGCTATTGAATCAGCAGACGGTATGGGAAGCTTCAGAGCATTATGCTCCGTCCCGACCGCTAGCCATGTCCAGGTAGGTGCCGACGAATATGTAAGGGTTATAGTGCCCGGAGAAGGTAGGGTATAGGTTCCGGGGACAGTGCCAACCGTAGCTCCGTTCACCGAAACGTTGGTGACGGTACCGCCTGTGACTGTAACTAGCACCGGCCAGTTATAGGGGTTGACAAGAGGAACAGTCGTCAGGGGAACGGCAGGCGCATTCGTCACACCCGCGCTCTCGAAGAATGACGTGAAACTCATAGCCCCAGATCGCAGACCGGGAATCCGCGCGCTCGCGTACTGATTGATTCCGGTTGAGTTCAGCAAAGCCAGAGGCCCGCTGATCGTGTCTACCGAGGAAAGGTCGCCGGAAAGGTCATACCCATTGTAGTAGAAATTGTCTCCAAGTCCGCTTTGCTTCGCCATTATGCCACCTGTGTGAATGCGTCGTTGATTATGATAGGGATGATCATCGTCATGATGCGGTACATATGTCTGTCCAGTTCCACGTATCCAGCCTTGGCGTTTAGCCCGGCCGTCCCGCCGCCGCCGCTGGCCCCAAGCAGATCTACATACCTGACGTCCGCAACACCACCGAAATTGAAATCCCCGCTGAAGGCGCCCATCAGATCAGTAACGGCAGCAAGGATCTTCGGGTCGATCATGTCATATGGCCTTGAGGTGAAACTCATATAACAGCGAACCTGGAACTCAACGACGATGCTAGTGGCAGATAGCCCGGAACCTCCCGCGTAAGGCCTGATGATATTGGCCCATACTGAACAGGACATCTCAGTACCAGGCGCATTCTTCGGCTCATGCCCATTCACCGAATCGAAGCGGCCCGTAGCCAGAGCATAGCTAACAATCTTGTCTATTACCTGGTTGATAGCAGCATCATTGAAGTTCGCCGTCACCTATTATGCAACTCCTCTGCTAGCATATCGAATTCGGATGCTAGAAGCGAAGTGACTTGTGCCATGATTGAAGGGTTTTCCGGATTGCTCTGGTCCCGAAGTGAACTAGCCCGCATATGTAGCTGTTGCGCCCGAGCCCGGAAAGCCTTCTGTACATGCTGCACTTCAGGGCTCAGGAAATCAGCTCGAATTCTTTCGGCTGCCATAAGTTCGTGGCTCCTGAACCTGGGAGGAGGATGCCGCCCTTTACGGCTTGCTGTTCCGGGGTCAGCTCGATCTTGCCTAGGTGTCCCATACAGGTAGGCAGGGCAATACAGGCGTACATAAGCTGCATACCGGTGATCTGGTTGCCAATCATGTGCTGCTGCCAGGCAGGAGCATACGTTACGGCATCATTGATGGCCGGGGCTTCCCCTTCGGACCCCATGGCCTGCCATTCAAAGAACATCGTGACGCATGTAATGCACTTCGGCCGCCATGAAGGCTCAAAGACCGTCTCGCCCAAGATCCCTACTGGATCGCTCATTTGGGAGTTCCTTCTTCCTCTACTGTGATTGATTCGCCGGGAATCTCCGGTAGGGCCCCTTGCCCGAAGGATGCCATAGCGGCCGACATCGAGCCGTAGTCAGTCGCGAAGTTCGCATATATGCTGTAGATCAGCGTGATGAAGATGCCCAAAGCTAGCCAGAGTTTCGGCTCGAATACATACAGGGCTGTGATAATGGGGAAGTTGATGAGCCAGTAAATGGCTCCGTAAAGGTGGACCTTATACTGGACATGGGGGTCGGTTTCAAGACCCTTGACAACATGTCTGAGCCAGCCATGCCTCATGCCTACCGGAACGGCATGAGCTCGTATTGCCGCTATTTCCGAGCGAAGCTTCTTAAGCTCAGATATCACAAGTTCATCTTGATTTGACATACACCTCCCCTTTCAGGAGTTCATCATGACCAGGAATTCGGGCAGTTCCCGCTCCGCTATCGCAGTAGCTTCCATATCCAGTTGTTCCCCTATAATCCTGAATGCATGGTAACCGGGGAACCGGCGTGGGGGAGGGTTGAATCGGTGCGGGTAAATGATTAGGTTGCCGGTAGCAATACCTTCAAGCCATGGCCCGTATACTACCCCTCCATCAGTCACCATAACTGAATCAAAGTCAATACGCGAAGAGGTAATGGATGCCTGATATCGACCGGCATCAGGAGGGGCCTGTTCATTGTAGCTAGGCTCGATGATGTACAGATACTGAGTCGGTAGGTAGGCCCTGATCCTAGTTACTGCTTCATCACCAATGACGTCCTCAACCTGCCGCAGGTAATCACTAACGTACTCCCGGACAGCCCCGTCGAAAACTGGGCCTGAAGTGGACAGGTCGGCGAATATCTCGATGGCCCCCATCAAATCACCCTAGACCTTGCCTTACGAGCATACCGGCTATTCATCATCTGGCTACGCAGGTCGGGAAGCCCGGCCCCCGGAACAGGCTCACGCTGTTGACCGGCACCCGTTGTCCCCATTGTTGCTCCTTGTCCGACACTCCCGCCTAGTCCCGCTACCGCCTGGGAATAACCACCAGGCTGAGCCGTAAGAGTAACCACAGCTTCCGCGATAGCCAGTTCCCGCACCTTGCCCGGAACATCCGACACCGTAAGGGATAGCCCGGAACTGTAGGGAGCGGCCGTGGTGCCTAGCTGGCCCCGGAGAACGCTAAGCTGACGTGCCGCGTAGATCTGCCCTCCGGAATGGGAGGTGAGTACTGACCCACTATAAGCACGTTTGACTACGACCTCATTGCCAATGATATTCTGCACAAGCATCCACTCGTAATCGACCAGGATAACTTCCCCAACCGAGAGAAGAGACCCGTTCGATACGGAACCGGCATTATCGGCGGCCGAAGCGGTAGTTATCCCGCTGCTGAAGGTTATCCCGATAGGTATGAAGGACGAGTCATTCACAATCATACTCTCCGAGCCAGCGAGTATGACATCACCGACGCCGACAAGAGAGCTATTGCTTATCTGGACGGTGTTGTCGGTGGTGAGTACATTGGCCGCGAAAGATCCTGCGGCTCTTGTACGGGTCCAGTATCCAAAAAGTCCGGTGATGGCAATATCAAGCTGGGGAGTGGAGTTCGATCCAAAGGCGGAATTGAGATCACGACGCAGCTCTAGGGAAGTATAGGGTGGCCCGCTGTTCACGGGGCGCATGAAGTAAGTGCCCTCAGGGATAACGACCGGAACAGGGAGCAGGTTCCCGGTGACGACAAGGGTCGGGTATGCAGCCATCTCATACTTGTCGAGATACAGTTTCCAGGGAGGAGCATACTGGAAGTTGGGCCAGTCAAACTGGTACGTCGCCAAGGTATTGTAGAAACAGCGCTGGGTTATTTCATCAACATCTTCCGATGACGCTTCTATGGCATTGTCTATCATGTCATTAGCATATGATGCCAATGTAACATCAAGCGCTCGCCGCACCTGCTCTCTCGTGCAGTAGCACGGCCTTTCAATTAGAGCCATTCCCTGTCCCTTGCTTGCTTGGCGTCGCTTACGTTCAGCGTGGGGTTTAGCATATTCAGTTTTGGTCCCGGCCAGGTAGCATTTCGCAACCCTAGAAGCGCGCTTACCAGGCCAGGAGTCTATGGCACCAGGAATCCCCCCTGGCTAGGAACTTGTTCTGATGTATTGCTAGCCTCCATCTTCGCGGCTTGTACAGCATTCTGGTAAGTAGTGATCTGCGGAAGGAATGAAGGATCGAGCGATCCTGCTTGTGCCAGAAGCTTCTGTGCCAGATCAAAGTTCTTCTCGATGAAAGCATCGTGAGCCTGAGCAATGAGCTTCTCTGGCAGTATGATGGCCTCCGAGTAGGAACTACCGGCCGTGCCCAGATGTTCCTCAGAGACTGGGTCCGGCGTAACTGGAAGTGGTGCTTCTGATTCCACCGAAGAGGCCGGCAGGCTCGTTGGGGCGGATGAAGTCTCTGGGCCACTGGTATCCGTCAAAGGGGCAGTAGAGGAGTCCTGGCTCAGAACTTGGCCCTTGGAGGAGAGGCTCACCATCATGGGGACAGGCAACCGGGGGCCTGTCCCAGAAGGCATGCCACTCCGCTCGCGCGTCCTTGCGGATGTCAAGAAGCTCGTACCAGCTCGTGACGCCACCTCCCTTTCCAGATCAGCATTACTGGGGCCCATGCCCTTACTTGTCCTTGGCACCGCTCCCCCAGTCTTCCTTTGCGTCCTTAGCGGAAGACTTCACCTTGGAAGCCTCAGTCGTCGGAACCGGACGCGGAACCTGACAAGTGGGGCAAAACTCTACCCCGGGCGTGATGTTCCCGGTGCCACATTTAGGACAGTCCCACATATCTTACCCACCTACCTTGAAGTTGTCAAATTCAATGGGCTTGCCAGTAGGATCCAGCTTGCCCTGCTTAGTCAGAAGAGTCGTCTCCTGAGTAATGGCAGCATTGCTAGGAGTCGCACTGGATATCCTTGGCATTGCTCCTCCTTACTGGGCTAGAGATAGGGATGTGACCGGAATGTAGCTCATGTAAACCTGAACCTGTCCGGTATTAGCAGCTCCAGCAATCCAGGTTATACCTCCCGGTGCTGCTATAACGGGAACGGATGATGTTGGGATGCCCATAAAAACCGTTCCTACCGCTGCATTAGCCAAGGCTGCAGCATTAATGAGCGTACTCGCCCCGGCCAGCGTCCCGATGTTCAGAGACGTCACCGTAGCTGTGAAGACCGTAGTCACTACAGCAACCAGAGAAGTAACCCGGATAGGGCCACCCGAGACGGTCCACAGACTTCCCGATACCGATGGCACAACTTCCGTCGGAGATACCAGCTGAATCCCGTATGTGGCCTCTCTGACCTGCTGGGCCTGGACGAGTACGCTCATGTCCCCTCCTAGTCGTTCGCTACGGAAGCATTGTGCTTCGGGTAGGCGGGGGTCCAGGACAAGATCCAGGTAATGGCTCCGGTGTTCGTCGCTCCGGCCGTAACGGTGATGATCGTGTCCTTGATTTCCATCTGATCGACGGCAGCTGCCACTACGGTCGCCGCGCTAAGGGGAACGGGAAGCGCCCCGCCCAGCATAGGCGGCATCGTGATGACGCTGCCGACGCCAATAGCAGTATACGGGACTGCCGGAGCTGCGGCGATGATGGCCGGGGAACCGGTAATGCCTATGGTCGGGGAAACGGCCGTCGCCGACAGCACAGTCGTGACCACCCCTACCAGAGAACAGACAATCGTCCCGGTGATGGTGAACACATTCCCCGTAGCCGTGGCAGGCAGCACCTTCGGGTTGATATTCGCCCGTCCGTACTCGCCGTGCACCGGAAGTGCACCAACGGAGCGGACCGTCAGAAGTGCCGTCATTACGACCCCAGAATTTCAAGGTTGGCCGGGCCACGCTGAACCAGTAGGTCCATCGGCTGGACAATGACCAGCCCGGACGCTGAAGCCGTAACCTTCAGATAGTCATTGGGGTCGGACAACTCAGAAGTAAAGATATGGAAAACTGCTACCGTTGCCGCCGTAGTAAGAGCGGTAGGAACGGGGGCCGAACCACTAAGCGTAATGACACTTAGCGGGGTTGTCGTGTTTACCCAGGAGAACTTGTTCCAGGCGACAGTGCCATTGGCAGCAGTAGCCCAGTATATGTTCTTGATGCACGCCAGAGCGGCATAAGATCCGCCGTAAGTGCTGCTCTGCGTAACAGTATACGTGTCAACCCCAACACACGTAACCTGAATTGTAGACGCACCGCGGAACTTGAATGCCTGCCCGGATGCAGTCGGGATGATGTTGTCCAGACGTCCTAGCGTTTCCATGCCGGCCATTCTTACTTCCTCCTTGGAAGTGGGTGTTAATGCACTTTTGCTCACTCGGGGCTGGGGGTGCTAATGCCCAGCCCCTACTCGGTACTGCTACTCGGCCGCCTTGTCCGCCTTGTCCTCCTTGACTTCGGCCGCCTCCTGTTCTGCAACATTGGATGGCTCCGAGCCATCCTTGTTCTTGCTATTGGCCTCCTCCATCTCGGCCTCGGTCGGCTTTGGCGTCGAAGCAGGTTCACTCGAACCGCTCTCGATGTGAGACAGAAGCTTACCTAGCTCCGTGTGGAATGCCCGCATATGGCCAACATCCTCCACAATATGCGTATCGGAAGGGCTGTGGTGAATGACTACCTGCTTGTTAGCCTTGCGCTCGGCCCACAGTGTCATATCGGTCTCCTATTGGTCGTAGGGTGCTTACCGGCTTGCTAGCTGAACGAATGGGGTAAGGGTGTTGGTCGAGTTGTTGTGAGGGGTGATCGGGCTCTGGATCCACGGACGGCCATCAAGCCGCTCGATAACCCGGAACGCGGTCTTGTCATTCTGGAACTTGTAGTGCTCCGAAGACATCGACTGCATCATCTGCCGGTCGCCGATGAGGTAGTAGCCAAAGTCCACGAAGGAGATGTCGCCAGTAGTGCCCAGAGCCGGAGTCTTCTCCGTGAAGAACACCGGACGGCCAAGAATCGAGACGGGCGGCGTGTTCGTACCGGGGTTCGTGTAGTTGCCCATCCACACAGGACCACCACCGGTGCCGACGGACAGGGCCATCGTCGCCAGTTCAGGGAAGGTGTCGATGGAACAGATCCAGACTGCGCGACCAAGAGCGGTCGGGAGCATACGCGAGTACATACCCACGACATTCTCCCAGACGATGGTCTTGGTTGCCTGTCCGGACTGAGCAGCAACCTGAACCGAAGCAGGACAGTTCACGAATCCGAGCGGCTCCCCGACGCCCGTCCCAGTCATGAAGGCAATGTCCTCGAACCATGCGATCGCTCGCGGGAAGATCGTGTCAAAGAAGCTGCCGAACGCAGGAGCGTCAGCAAGCAGCTCATTTGGCACTTCAGCATACCCGGTTAGCTTCTTCGCGTCAAGAACAACCCGGCCGAATGAAGCCTGCGACTCAACAAGCTGCGCAGCCTCTTCCGTCCAGTAGCACACAACGCCACCGAACACGCTGGAGACGTTGCTCGTAACATCGATCATGGGGATAGGTACGCGAAGGCTGTCCATAGGGATGACCTGTGCGCGCGGCCGGACGATCGCATCCTCCAGTGCGACCTGCAGAATCTCGCTCCTCAGGATTTCCGGAATCAGGAATCCGCCGTCAGCGGGAACCTCGGAGCCATAACTGTTCTGCAGCTCCAGAAGCTTTGATCGCTTCCGTCCGAGCACGGCCGCATCCTTCAGCGTCTCATACCTGGGCCAGATAGCCCGGAAGAATTCCGCCGAGTTGGTAAAGCCATCCTCCTTGCCGAGGTCCCGCTCAAGGCGGGCACCGTAGCTGGCCGAGTTATAGGCCGCACCCTTCCCGTGGGAGACTCGTCTGGTGTCAACCCCGGAAGGCATCTCGGAGTAGGCGTTGCTCATATTGAGCCGCTTGCCGCCCATACCGTTCTGCTTCATGAAGTCGGCCAGGCCCATCTGGACCTGTTCCTGGATCTGTGCCTTCATGTCCGTATCCTTGGACATGACAGCCTTGGCATACGTCTGGATGAACTCCTTGAACTGCCCCGGAGTTGACATCATCGCCTTGACGTTGCCAGGGTCAGACATGAACTCTTCGAGCTCAAGGTGATTAGTCGGGATTGTCACCGTTGGTGCCATCAGATAGCCTATCCTCTCATCTCGGCGGCAACCCGCGCGAAATCGTCATCAGAGAGCCCGAATGGGTTCTCCTCTACCGGTGCGATTGGTAGTTCCTTTGACTTGTTCGAAGGCGCTCCGCCGCCGTCGGAATGCTGGTGATTATGATCGGCATCATTTTTGTGTTCGTGGGTGTGGTTATGAACTCCGTCATCGTGATCTCCATCATCACCAGCCACGAACGCAGCATGATCATGGGAATGCTTGCCGGTCATAGGCTCATGACGGGCCTGACGCTCTCCGACGTACGGCACACTCGCCGCATCCCTAGTGTCCTTCGGCCCCCGGAACACGCTAGACATATCCCATCGGGCATCATTGGCAGGATTGGTGGTATCCCGGATCTGACTGGATGGAATGAACCGATCGGCAATACCAGCGTCGATAGCTTCCTGGGCGTCATACCAGGTTTCAGCCTTCATGATCTCTCGCCAGTAGCTGATCGGCTTGCCGGTGTGATCGGCGTAGACCGAGGCAATAATGCTAGATGCCTTGTCAAGAACCTCAGCCTGGTCCCTAAAGTCCTGAGCACTACCGATGGCCATGGCATAGCCCTCATGCACCATCATCGTGCCAGTCTTGGCAATGAGGACCGGATTCCCCGCCATAGCGATGACGGATGCAATCGACGCCGCAATGCCGTCAATCATGATCGTCACATCACTTCTCGCCAGCAGGGTATTGTAGATGGCGATGCCTTCGTGTATCTCACCCCCAGGGCTGTTCAGGTGCACCTCAATTGCGCCGTTGATATCAGCCAGATCCCGGATCAGGTCCTTCGAGGAAACCCCAAAGTACCCAATTTCATCATAGATGTGTAGCTGGGTAGGCCCATTGATCTGGTTCTTGATCCGGTACCACGTGTTGTTGCCGCCCTGATGAAGAGCCCACTGCCTCTGTACCGTACGCCACGGCGTGTGACTCATACCATCTCCTCCTTTTTATGCCCATTGCTCTTAACTTGTCCGAACGCTTCTCGCAATACCAGTCCCAGATCGATATCCGGCATTTCCCATTCATCCATTTCAAGTTTGTCATGCAGTTCCGGGTGA